TGAGTAATTCAGGCTTAAGCATCTTGTCCAAAACTTTTGAAGAAGTCATTTAAATCAGCCGTGTCTCCACGGGTCGAGTTGACTTTTTAAGTATATATCAGGGGTTGACCCTTTACTACGCCTCGTTAGCAATCAGTAATATTAAGGCTGACTACTTAGCGTGATAGATGCCCCCGGACTTTCCCCCGGCTCGCAATATCGTTTACTTGCTATCCAATGAATAATCTGACTATCATCTCTAACTAATCCTGATTGCTGTATCGAATCCCCGATTGACCTTATAAGTTTATCCGTATCACTTTTAGTCGTTTTATATCTAGGGGCAGCAGGCCTCAACGTCCCTTTAGTTCCATAATGGGATTTAGGGCGCATAAAGCGAAACTCACAAGAGACACTAAACGCACAATCAATATTCCAATCCTTTGGTTTAGCTGCTATTAAATAAGTCATCACATCCTGTCGCCAAGATTTCAATTCTTTATCGTTGCTATAAATAACCCCAAAGGCAGTACGTTTTAAACTGCCCTGAGCGACAGGTACACCAACAACATCAACACTAATTATTTTCATCTTTCCTCCATTCCTTAATTAACTTTTTTAGTTCGGAAATCCTGCGCTCCGCTGCTTCGATCTTTTCTTGTCTATTCATCTTTTGATTTATTCCGAATTGTCCAATAAAAAGTAGGTTCGTTTTGTCTTGCCTTGCCGTCTTCCCTTTCTATTGTTTTCTGTTCGTCTAGATCAGTTTTCATATCTACCTCTAATTTTTGTAAGCGCTCTGAATAATTCCACTTGCCCTCACGCCTTGCCCTTTTTGCAATAACTCCAAAACTTTCAAAAATACCTTTGATTCTTCCATCCTTACAATGCTCTTCCAGTTCATCCTTAAGAACAGATTCGGCGGCTGTAAGTGTTCTGATTTCTCGTTTAACCTTTACTAATTCAGCAAGGATAAGATCAGGGCTATTTAAGACTTCGCTACTGAATTGCATCATCGTAAGGAATATCAGGAAATTGGGTTAAGTTGTTTTCTTCGTTGTTTTGCTTGTTTGGCAAATGAAAATTGTATTCAGCTATGTAACGGGCATTACTTAGGGATGAAGGGTTATCAAAATTCTTTAACCACTCTTGAGTTTTTTTTTGCTCTTCCTCAAAATCTTCCATAGGTTCTAAAGCTATCAATTGAATTGGCTCTTTTACCATAGGTCTGCGTAGGCGTAAAGTCATAAGAGCTAAAAATTTCCGTATTAAGAGAAGTGTTAATGCTATTGGTAAGACGACTAACGCCGAACAAAATAGGCGCAGAAATCGCCAAAAGGATGATGGCTTTTGACAGTTCATACATTGCTTTTCTTTCATGTTCTTAAATAGTGGCATGGGTCAACCTTTGCGTCAATATGTCTAAGCAGAAAAAGCAAATCTATTCAAATAAGGACACTTGTTTGGGTTCTTTCATGTCTGGTAGTTCCCATAAATGTTCTGCCTTGTTATACATGCCCCGTACCTGACGATCAGTTTTAACAATACGTCCTGAATTAGTTAAGTCAGTCATTGCCCGTCGAATTGACGTAATAGGACAATTTAAACCCGCCAAATTTAATACCATTGATGGACTTAACGGTTTATTTGTTTTGACAAATAGAGAATAAATTAAATCCTCTTGTTTTCTTGTCTTTTTATTTGATTCAACAAGGGATGAGCTTGTTTCTTGAATGGTGTTGTAATAGGTCATTTAAAATCCTAAAATGTTGTTTTTTTGGTGGAAGTAAATTGATCTAGCGCTTTGATATAAACCTCGGTATTCCTCTAGATCGCTAAAAGTATCTGTATCTACGCCGTATTGATGCGAATAAATAACCATACATTCATCAACCCACAAATGTTTATAGTTCTGATAAAGCAGGTCTAAATAGCCCCCGAATTGCTTTTTTAATCTTGTTGTTGGCTCTTTGCTGAAAGTTACCTTTCCCGTCTTTTCGTCTTTCTTTGCTTTCCTTGTTTTTAGATCGACTAAAACTATTTTTTTTGATTGTCTATGAACAACAAGCGCGTCAAGCTTTCCGGCGATCCAATGCTTTCTGTCGCATAGTTCCAGTTCAATTGCAATAGGTGTAACTTTTGACCAATAATGATATTCAACTAATTTACTAACCCAATCTTCATAAGGGTGTTGCGTCCCTGCGTGACCTGTATTAAGAAACCGTTCCAAACATGCATGTATATGCGTACCGCGTTTTGCGCCGTCCTCCATATTCTTATTTACAAAATTATTTTTTTTTAGATCAATAACCTCAGTAACCGAAAGCGGGAAAATACGCTTGCTGATCTTGTCGTAATATTTGTGATCCGATTCTCTAAAAATCAGGTTGGGATCTGGCGGCAACT